ATGGATCTGATAAGAATGGTATCGACGACATGCGTAGAATAAGGAGTCAGCTACGGAAGGCTCCTATGAAAGGCAAGTGCAAAGTCTGGCTGATAGACGAAGCTCATAAAATATCGCCCGCTGCCCAAGATATGATGCTCACTATGCTTGAAGATACACCTAAGGGCGTTTATTTTCTCTTAGCAACTACTGATCCTAAGAAGCTCAAAAAAGCTATAAGAACACGCAGTACTGAAATAGCAGTAAAGCTAATATCAGATAAACTACTTAAGAAAATCATTGATGGTGCTATTAAAAAAGAAAAAGCGAAAGTACCATCCAGTGTGATCGAAAAGATTATCGACAACTCAGAAGGATCTGCACGTAAAGCCTTAGTTCTTCTGAATCAAGTCTATCTTCTTGATGATAAGAAAGAAATGCTTGCAGCTATAGAAGAAGCCACTGTTGAGAAAGCTTCTGAGTTTATCGGCAGACTACTAATCAATCCTAGAACAACATGGCCTACGATGGCGAAGGCTTTAAAGGCGAATGGCCAAGAAGATCCAGAATCAATACGCTGGGGAGTCTTAGGCTATGCAAGAAATTGCATGATATCTGGTGGCAAGATTTCAGCTAGGGCGTATATTATTATCGAAGCATTCAGGGATCACTTTTACGATAGTAAGCACGCTGGACTAGCTGCTGCTTGCTGGGAAGTCATCTGCGCAGATTAAATTTTATTTCCTTTGAAGCTTTTTAAGAATTTCAACTATAATAGTCGTAACAAAGAAAGGAAAACTATGAAGAAGCAAACTATGAAGAAGCAGGAATTTGATTTTTTCGAGATTGATTTGGAACGACTCGATGAAGAGTGGATGAATCAACCGAAGCTATACTTTGAATACGCAGAGAAGCTTACTGAAGCTAAAGAGTTGGCTGCAAGGCGTGAAGCTCAATTAGAAGTCGCTAATGATAAGAGAAAAGCGACAAGAGCAAAGCTGGATCTTAAGATACGAAAAAATCCAAAGAAATATTTTGGCGTAGATACTAAGCCTACTGAAACATCTATTACCAATCGTATCTTAGTTCATAGCGTATATGAGTCAGCTCAGGCAGTAGTGTATGCAGCTAAGGACAAGCTGATAAAAGCGAACAGAGAAGTGAGTACATACTATTCGGTTGTCTTTACTTTAGACCACAGGAAGAGTGCTCTTGAACGGCTTGTCACATTACATGGTCAAAACTACTTCTCTTCACCTCAAGCTACATGTGCTGATTCAAGAACTACTGTAGATGGTATGAAAAAGAGAGCAGCGAGAAGAAAGAATAAGAAAAAGAAAAGGACTTCAAAATGAAACAGGAACTATTTGTATACTTGGTAATCATAACTATTCCTTTTGTCGTATTTTTTTCTGTTAAGTTCGGAACTATTGCTTACTACAAAGCGAAAGAATATATGGAAAGGGAAAAAGCTTGTTGCGATTCTCCTAATGAATGTAAATGTCACCATATAAATAACCAGGATTAGCTAATCCAAAATGTTAACTTTTTTGAAAGGAGCCATCGATGGCTAAAAGAAAAAACAAGAAGAAGAAGAATAGAAGTACAACAGCAGGTGCGAAGCGGAGGTCAGAACAGCACAAGACTGGATTTGATCCTACGTCATTTAACCTGCCAGACGGTGCGAGTTTATATCAGATTAAATCTGATAAGGCAACACGCATAGATATTATTCCATACGAAGTAAAGGCGACGAAGAAGAGTCCGTCAGGTGAGAATCCATGGTCTGACAAAGGCGAACTTCACTATGAGCGGACGTACTTCGTTCATAAGGGTATCGGTGCAGAGAATAATAATTATGTCTGCCCACGTAAGACCGCTAAGAAGGCTTGTCCTATCTGTGAATTCAGAACGAAGCTTTCCAGAGATCCAGATGCCGACGAAGAGTTGATCAAGAATTTGGCACCAAAAGAACGTCAGCTGTTTAACGTCATCGACACGAAAGACAGAAAGAAGGGTGTTCAGATCTTTGATATATCCTTCCACCTCTTTGGCAAGAAGTTAGATGCCAGAATTCGTAATTCAGATGATGATGATAATTACGAAAACTTTGCTGAAGCTGAAGATGGCTTTACCCTAAAGTGCGGTTGGGAAGAAAAGCACTATGGTAAATCCACATTCTATGAAGTCGATTCAATTGACTTCAAGAGTCGTAAAGAGGATTATGACGATGATATCATTGAGAAGGCATATGATCTTGACGATGTTGTTAAGGTTCTGGGATATAAAGAGCTGAAGGCTATTCTTCTTCAAACAGAAGATGACGATGACGAAGATGATGAAGATGACGAGCCTAAGAAGAAGAAAAAGAGCAAGAAGAAAAAAGCAGAGCCAGTAGATGAAGATGAGGACGAAGATGAGGACGAAGATGAGGACGAAGATGAGGACGAAGATGAGGACGAAGATGAGGACGAAGATGAGGACGAAGATGAGGACGAAGACGAAGACGAAGACGAAGACGAAGACGAAGACGAAGACGAAGATGAGGACGAAGATGAGGACGAAGATGACGACGACTACGATGACGAGCCTAAGAAGAAGAAAGCAGCAAAGAAGACTACTAAAAAGAAAGCAGCAAAGAAGACTACTAAAAAGAAAGTGGCGAAGAAAGCTGCTAAGAAGACAACCAAGAAGACGACAAAAACGACGAAGTCAAAAAAGTCGAAGAAGTCGAAGAAGGGCAAAAAAAAATAGTATGCCCAGCAGGCGGCACTCTAGGAGTCGACACTGATAACCTAGAAGGCTGCAAGCATTGCGCAGTCTGGGATGATTGCGACGATGTTAAGCACGGAAGCTAATTTATTGGGCAGGGTATTTTAATTATATCCTGCCCTTTTTTAATTGGAGACATAATGAAAGCTAAAGACGCAAAGAAGAAGCTCACCAAGAAAAAGGCGAAGAACAAAAAGCTTACTGGAAAAGATTTCCTATCAACTGGAAGTACCCTTTTAAACCTGGCCAGTACTGGAAGACCTTACAGGGGATTTATGAAGGGTAAATATTACTTTGTAGTAGGTGACTCGTCATCAGGCAAGACATTTCTTATCCTTACCTGCTTAGCAGAAGCTGGTATCAATCCAGACTTTAGCGACTATCGGTTCATTTATGATAACGGTGAAGATGGAGCATTAATGGATATTGAAAAGTTCTTCGGCAAAGCTGTAAAGAAAAGGATGGAAGCTCCTTCATATGATAAAAAGGTTCCAGTGTATTCCGAAACTATTGAAGAATTTTATTATAATGTTGACGATGCTTTAAAAATCAATAAGCCATTTATATATATCCTGGACTCTATGGATGTATTGAGTTCTAAAGATGAAGCTGGTAAGTTTGATGAGGGTAAGACAGCCCACCGTAGAGGAAAGAAAGTCGCTGGATCCTATGGCGATGGTAAAGCTAAGAAAAACTCAGCAGGATTAAGGAGACTCATAGCACCGTTAAGGGCGTCAGGCTCTATCCTGATAATACTTTCTCAGACAAGAGATAATATAGGCTTTGGATTTGAAAAGAAGACACGATCAGGTGGCAAGGCTTTACGATTCTATGCTACTTTAGAAATATGGTCATCAGTAAAAAAGAAAATAATGAAGACTGTAAAAGGTAAGCCACGTCAGGTTGGTATACAGTGTCAGCTGCAGACAAAAAAGAATAGGATTACAGGCAAGGAACATAAAGTCGTTGTACCAATTTATAATTCTTTCGGATTCGATAACACTGGATCTTGTGTCGATTATTTAATTGATGAAAATCACTGGAAAGGCGATAAGAAGATTGACGCAAAAGAATTTGGTATCAAGGGTACTAAGGATAAGATCATAAAACATATCGAAGATAATGATATGGAAAAGGATTTAATAGGGATAGTTGGGGATGTATGGTGCGCTATCGAAGTTGCTTGCCGTTTAAAAAGAAAGCCAAGATATGGACAGAAATAAACCACGTATGAATATTTTACCAAAGCTAAGAATACCAACACTATTCAATTTTAATGTAAGTATTCCTTTTGTAAGTATACATACAGAAGTATGGTGCGACAGTTATGAAAGGATGACAAAAAACTATTTAGTTATATGGGTAAAGATTCATAAATGGCACATTGGATTTGAAATAGGCCATAAAATAAGGGCTTCCTTTAGTGAAGATAATTCACTTGACAAAATATCGGCGAGGCTTACTGGCAGAGGAAATCAAAATAATAGCTGTAATACTTATTCACCAAAAGAACCTGATAATTCAAAAGCATTCTTTGATAAAATGCTAAATAAAGATGGAAAATAAAAAATGACTGATACTATAAATAATATAATGAAAAACCATGAGCCATGGACTGTCGGAATAAGTACAGTTATAAGTCCAATCGGTCTTTTCTTTCCTGTATACTATAATAAAAAGAAAGACCTGTGGTATGGCTACTACAGATATCAGCCATCAGCACCGGAAAGAATCCCAGGCTCTTGGCCAGTAGGCTTATTTGATAACATAGAGTCTTGGAGGAAAGGAAGCCGCAGGAATTATTACATTCATATAACAGATGGAATTAAATTACCTCCTAACAGTTCTATTCATATATTCATTAAAGCGTGGAAAGTATAATGTCCGACAGAATGCATTTAGAAAAAATAGATGTTCTTGGAAAACACGTGCTGAAGCATTACGAACAGGATAGTAGGGAACTTATCAAAACACCTATTATTAAGATACGTTATCATATTCCTTTTCCTATAGATAGCCTTATACTTTCAAAAGATATTAGATGGAAAGTTTTTAAAGCTGTCGTTTTAAATAATGGAGTCACCTTCACAGTACCAGGAGAAGGTATTGTTAATGGACGTGTTCATAAACTATACGGAATACAATCAGATCCTTTTTTCATAGCAAGTAAGGATTTAATTCAAGGAGTTGAGTACAACTCAATGGTTAAAATGGATATTCAATTAGAAAGTATTAAATTAGACGAAAGTATAGCATGTATAAAAAATGGCTAGTGTTAGATTGTAATTATCTCTGCCACAGGGCGAAGCATTCAATGGGTGGGCTATCAAATGGCAATACCCCTACTGGCGTTATATACGGCTTTATTAAAACTGTAATCTATTTGCAGGAAATGTTTAATACTCATAGAGTAATCTTCTGCTGGGACTCTATTAAAAATAATCGCTATGATATTTTTCCAGGCTATAAGCAAAAAAGAAAAAGCAGGTACAATGAATTAACATCCGAAGAAGAAGAATTTGAAAAAGCATTCAGATCTCAAATGAAAAAGCTTCGGAGATACTATCTAAAAGAAATAGGGTATCGGAATGTATTCTGTCAGAAGGGATTTGAAAGCGACGACTTGATTGCATCTATCTGTAAAAATTTACCAGACGATCAGCAAGCAGTAATCATAACTTCAGATCAGGATATGTATCAGTGTATCAAACATAATATATCTTTTCATAGCCCACAAAAAAAAGAAACAGTCACCCTACAAGGCTTTACTAAACAATATGGAATTACTCCAAAAGAATGGGGGATGTTAAAAGCGATAGTTGGTTGCTCTACAGATGAAGTACCAGGAGTAAGAGGAGTTGGAGAAAAGACTTGTTTAAAATATCTGAAAGGCGAATTAAAAGATACAACGAAAGCATATCAAAGCATAACGTCTAAAGAAGGTATTGCAATATACAAAAGAAATCGTCCTCTAGTGATCTTGCCATTTAAAGGAACTAAAGTCTTTAAACTTAAGAAGGATAGGATCTCAGAAGAGGGTTGGAAAAACGTAATGAAAAAACTAGGCATGAAATCACTAAGAGAAAAAGCACCTATATTTAGAAGGAAATAATAATGGG